AACAAGATCAAGCTCAACTTCAACCACCCTGTGAAGGAGCTTATCTGGGTTGTCCAACCTGATCAGAATGTTGATTACTGTTCTTCCCTCCTTTGTGACACCACCCTTTTCAAGGTCCTTGGTGCCCAGCCTTTCAACTACACTGATGCCGTTGATGCCCTTCCTAACGCTATCCACGCCTTCGGTGGACCTGCTGAGACTGCTGGTGCTAATGCCTTCATTGACGCCCGTGGCCTCTTTGAGGATGCTGGTGCTCTTGATGCTTCCATCCCTGATGGCTTCACTGGATACTGGCACGGTGCTTCTGATCCTTACAACGAGCCTAACTTTGGAGGTCCTGCTGTCACACTTCCTGCTTCTGCCAATGCATCTGCTGCTGCCCAAGCTGCCGCTCTTGCCCAACTTGGTCTTACCAGCATACCAACAGGAAGTCACATGAACGGATCCACTGTCTCTGATGCCGGAACATTCGTTCTCACTGAGACCTCCCTTGATATGCATTGTTGGGGTCAGAACCCTGTCGTCGTCGCTAAGCTCCAGCTTAACGGCCAAGACCGCTTCTCTGAGCGTGAAGGTTCTTACTTCTCTTGGGTCCAACCTTACCAAGCCCACACACGTAACCCTGATGAAGGTATTAACGTGTACAGCTTTGCCCTAAGACCTGAGGAACACCAACCCTCAGGAACTTGCAACTTCTCCAGAATTGATAACGCCACCCTTCAGCTTGTCCTCTCCAACGCTACCGTTGAGGGTACCAAGACTGCCAAGGTTCGCGTTTATGCTACCAACTATAACGTCCTCCGTATCATGAGTGGAATGGGCGGCCTTAACCTGCGAATTATAATTCGTCTAATCAGGGCCAAAAAGCAGTATGCTATAGTAAAGCGACCTCTTACTATAGAAAACCATTTAAGCCGTCGCAAATTTTGTCCCAGGCTAACTGCTAGTGAAATTGTTTGTTACTGACTATCTTCAGTTTGTTATTTACTACAATCAATTTTGCAACATATCTTGTTGTTCGGGAAACCCCTTAGAGCTTTTTCTACCAAGGATAGTTACGAAAGTACTATCTGGCCAAGAGTAATGAACTTGGGTATGGTAATAATGAAAAAGATTGGGCAATCCGCATGCTTACTACCTAAATCCGCTATGATAGGATATGGTAGGGCGTCAGAGACTGAACGGATATGGGTCAGCAACGAAGGTCTAATCAACCTGAGCTGGCTTAAGATACAGTCCTCCCCAATTGGAAACTTTTGGGAATAAGAGTGCTTATTCCAATTAAGCGCACGGTTACTTGTTATACATTTTTACTTGTAATAAAATTGATATAAATATTCATATTATTCATTATAATATGAATTAGATGGACAATATGGACTTTGAAACTATGAAAGTAAATATTGAAAAATCATATAATGTGATTGAATACAATAATGGTCATTTTAAATCAAAAGGAATACACGCATATCATTTTAAAAATCCATTTTGGAGAGTAAAAGAAAATGATTCAGAGTATTTATTAATGTATTGTGAGAAAAATACAATATGTAAATTGTGTCCTATAAGCTATCAAAAAATACTAAATTACGAAGAAGAAAATGACATTAAAATTACTTGGTTTATATCTGCAAATGGATATATAACTGGAAATAATAAACTAACAATGCATCAAGTTATTATGAATTGCTATGGCAATGGGAAAGGAACAAAAAATGTAAGCGTTGATCACATTGATAGAAATCAACTAAATAATTGTTGTAATAATTTAAGAATTGCTACATTTGAAGAACAACACAGTAATTGTAAAGGCATATTACCAGGAACAAAAAGAGAAAGAAAACATAATGCAAAAGAATTACCTGAAGGCATTTCACATAATATGATGAAAAAATATGTAGTTTACTACCACGAATGGTTAGATAAAGAACATAATAGACAAAGGGAATTCTTTAAAGTAGAAAAACATCCAAAATTAGATAAAATATGGGTAGGAACTAAGTCAAATAAAGTTTCTATTCAAGAAAAACTTACACAAGCCAATAAAGTAGTTGAGGATTTAGAAAAAGATATTTATCCAGATAAAAATGAATCAAAATTATAATATTAAAACTCATACAATAATGTATATAGTTTGCTTTGCCAACTGGCAAAGCAAAAAGATTAAAAGGAGTGTATACTATGCAGATCTTTTACACCTTTTTACATTTCAAATGCCTGCATAAAATTGATTAAAAATTATATTATTATAAAATTGATTAAAAATTATATTATTATAATATTATAATATCAATTCAATATTATGATAACAATAAATTCTCAAGAAGAATACGATTCGGCGAAAAATAGATATGAGGAAGCTATACAAAAATCTTCTCAATGGGAATATGATTTGGAAAAAAAATATAATGAAGACCAGCAAATTGATATTATGGGTATGATTGCGTATTGGGAAAATCAACTAAGAGGATTTGGAAAACAGAATGATGAACGATTATATGAAAGTATCCGAAAAGAAGATAGTTCAGGGCAGCTGTTAGAAGAAGCGAAAAAAGGGTTTGAATACGCAAAAGTGTGTTTAGAATTAGGGTCACCAGTAATAAAATGGGAGATAGCGAACAAGAAAAATCGGCGTTTGAAATGTAAAAAGGTGTAATAAAAATATTTTATGATAAAGAAAGACACGTAGATACTATGGACACGTCTACTACTTCAAAATTATATTCATAAAATAATCCTCTTTCTTTATTGAATTATTAAAATTAATATAATTTAATTTAAATACAAAATTATATTATACTTCATATGTCAACCTCAAATACTTTTCTTATTTTTGGCGCAAATGGCTGGATCGGTAATCAAGTCACGACTTATCTCTCTACCCAAGGAATTCCATTTATAAAAGCGAGAGCAAGAGCTGGAGATACTGAATCCATTATACAAGAACTCAATGCAAATCCACAAATCACACATATTATGAGCTTCATTGGCCGCACACACGGCACTTATGAAGGACAGAAAATCACCACAATAGATTATTTGGAGAAGCCAGGAAAACTCGTGGACAATGTCAACGACAATTTATATTCACCATTGAACTTGGCACTCTTATGCAAAGAACGTGGACTACATTTCACTTATTTAGGAACAGGATGCATTTTTGAATATGATGAGGAGCATCCATTTGGTCAAGAAGTCACTGGATTCACTGAACAAAGTAAACCCAATTTTTTCGGTTCAGGATATTCAATTGTCAAGGGATTCACAGATCAACTAATGAATAATCAAGTATTTGAAGACACAGTTCTCAATTTACGTATTAGAATGCCGATTACAGATGAAGTGAATGAGAGAAACTTCATTACGAAAATCACGAGTTATCAAAAGATATGTTCAATCCCCAATTCAATGACAGTGCTGAATGATATGATACCAATTATGGTGAGACTTGCACAAAAAAATATATGTGGACCAATCAATCTGACGAATCCAGGTCTCATCTCTCATAATGAGATTTTGGAAATGTATAAGGAGATAATTGATCCCAGCTTTACTTGGACCAATTTCAGTGTAGAAGAGCAAAATCAAATATTGGCATCAAAAAGGTCAAACAACTTCTTGGATACAAAGATTTTGGAAAGTCTAGAGCCAAATGTAAAACCTATTAAAGAATCTATGAGAGATATATTGTTGCAAATGAAGAAAAAGATGAAGAAAAATATGTAGAAAAAAATATTTATATTATATTATAGATGTTAAATCCATTTGATAGTAAAAAGGCAGAAGAAGAGTTGAAAAAAAGAGAAGAAGTGTTGAATAATTTGAAGCGCGAAAAAGGAATACAAAGAGTTGTAAATTATTACAGAATTATAAAAAAGAGAAATATGTATCATCCTTCAATAAATAATCATAAATATCTTACTATTATTGCAGCACACGTTCATACTCCTATGAAACTTGCAACTCTAATAAATAATGTAAATATAATAGATTATGATTGTAATGACATAATCATTATTAATTCGGCTAGTCTTCCATATAATGATCAAGTAATTGCATTATGTGAAAAAAGGAATATAAAATATGTTGAAGTAGAAAATTCACCTTCTATTGATTTTGGGAAATGGTTACATATTTTGAAAAATAATGATTGGACAACTTATGATTTTGTATTTTTTACGAATGATTCATATACAATTCATAAACCAATACATCATTTTTACAATTTAACTTCAAAAATGAATCTAGAATTGTATGGTTATAATGATTCCACACAAGTAAGACATCATTATCAATCCTATTTATTTAGTGTAAAAAAGGAAGCAATCAATAAATTTATAAATGCAGTTGAACCAAATATTGCAAATATGAGGGTTCCTTATGATGTTGTTATGAATTATGAAATTAATATGACAGATTGGTTTCAAACAAAGGATTGTTTTTTAAAAATTGGCAATGAATTTTATAACAAAGGACATAATATATTCTTTACAAATGATTTATTTTATGGAAGATTATTTAGTGGTAGACTGTTACCATTTTCAAAAATAAAAAGAGTTATATAAATAATATAAAAATAAAACATATTTATATAATTATATCTATAAATATGATTAATCAAAATTATAAATTATTGAATGATTATGATTTATTCATATTTGATCTAGATGATACATTAATAAAAACAGAAAAATATCATTATAATTCGTGGCTTATTATTTTAAAAAAATATAAAGGTGCTAAATTTAATATAGATTTTCCAACATTTTGTTCAAAATTTCATTCAAATAAAAAGGATAATATAAAAAAATATATTCAAGATGAATTAAATATTTATAATTATGAGGATTTAATAAATGAGAAAAATGAATTGTATCTTGAAATTTTAAATATAGAAAAAAATGATATTAAAATGATAGACGGTGCATATAATTTTCTTGAAAAAATTTTACATTTGAATAAAAAATTTGTAATAGTATCCAATAGTCTAAAAAGTAATATAGATTTTTTTCTAGAGTTATTTCCTATATTAAAATATTCAACTAAGAATTATTATAGGGAGTTGTATAAAAATAAAAAACCTCATCCAGAATGTTATCAACTGGTATTAGATGATTTTTCAAATAACAAAATGGTTGGATTTGAAGATAGTATTACAGGAATACATTCAATGAGTCAAATTCAAAATATTGATATAATATTTGTTAATAATAATGAGTACTATTATTATAAATATATTATAGATAATTATAAATTAAAATTAATAATAAATAGTTACGATATATTAAAGATATAAATATAAATATAAATATAAATATAAATA